CACCGGCTTACCATGCTGAATTACGGCCTTACGGGCATTGTCATAGGCCTTCTTGGCGGCTTCAAGAGCGTCGTAAGCGGCACCGAAATCGTCGGCCAATTTAACTTCAACATTCATGGGCTATCTCCTAGTTGGCGGTCACAAGCGACCGTGATTTGGATAATAGGTACATTCCGTTCCCTTTGCAAACAAATAATAGGGGTCTGGCAAATTATTTTCGCTTGCTATAGGCCCCAAACCGGACCATAATTCCGCTTGTCGTGGCCGATTTGGCCGCCTTAACAGGAGAAAGTGTATGGAAATCAAAGAGTTACCCAAGATCAAGCTGTTGGAAGTTCCGACGCTTGTTCGGTGCCGGTGCGGGTGCAGTTTGCCCAAGGGCTCGACGGCCCGGTGGGAGCCCAAGTCAAATTTTGGGCCCGGATATTGGTACGATTGCGCAGCTTGCAGAGCCCGGCCATGAGCAGAAACTGGGGCATCCGGCCAAACTGCTACATCCCCCCGGTTCGGAGCCGGAGGAACAAATTCTGGGATTTTGTAGGCCTCATTTGCGGGGTTATCATGCTGGGCACGTTTATCGCATCCATGTTGGCGCTGGCTGCTATTTTGCAGGAGTTTCTCGGATGAAAATTGAAGACCCGCGCGAATTTCTGGCCGACCTCAGGGACGGTGTAACGCTTGAGGAGTATGTGGATCGGGTGTGGAGTCTCCGCTACCCGGGACCGGAACCGAAGGCATCAAACGGCTGGCCGTACAAGTCTGCGGCGCAAAGCGAGCTACCTGACAAAATTAGGAAAATCAGGCCATGAAACCAGACAGCCTAACGGCCATAATCTACATCGTGGTGATCAGCACCCTGTCGCTGGTCATGGTGGCCGTGATCGGCGTCCTTCTTGCAGGTCTGTTCGACCCCAGAGTGGACAACACCAAGATATTTGAAACCCTGTCCCCAGCCTTCCAGACCATAGTCGGCGCATTTGTCGGCGTTCTGGGTGGCCGGGCAATGGTCAAGAAAGACCCCCAATGATCACAGCAATCGGCATTTTTATTTGCGGCGCAGCAGTGGGGCTGCTCATCTCGGTCGCCATCGAACTCACCCTTCTGTTTAAGAAAATGGCAGAAATACGGGCCCTAAAAACCGAGCGGGACAAACTCTTGGAAATCATACGCACGAACAGGAACCCCCAAATCAGGGTGGAGCATATTTCTGCCGCCACAGCCCCTAATATGGTCCGGTGGGTCAAACTCGTTGCGGGAGACACCCTGTGACCCCCACGGAGTTTAAAGCCGTGCGCTACGAGCTCGGCATGTCTCAAAACGAGATGGCCCGTCTCCTAGGTGTCCGGGCCTCAAGAACAATCCGCAAGTGGGAACAGGGAGACCTAGACATCGCTGGGTCCGCCATCATCCTCATGAGCTTTTACAAGTTGTTCCCAAATCTGCTAGAGTTGGCTCCGACATTCTGGAAACCAGAGACATTCCATGCCGAAGAAGAAACCGCAGCCTGACAAGCCCGCTGACAAGCCCGTCATGGGCAGGCCAACCCTCTATGACCCATCCATCAATCCTAAGATCGAGGAGTGGATGGCTCAGGGCTACTCCCTTGAATCTGCTGCAATAAAAGAGGGTATCGGCCCCAGAACAGTCTGGGGTTGGCTCAAGGTCCATGATGACTTTTCGCAGGCCGTGGAGAGGGGTCGTGTAAAATCATCGGCTTGGTGGGAGGCAAAGCTCCTAGAGCATGCCTCCGGGGGCGGTAATAGCGCCCTCATCCAGTTCGGACTGCGCAACCGCAGCAAATCTGCGTCCGGCTGGAACCATGACACCCAGAAGGTTGAGCACAGCGGCCCAAACGGCGGCCCGATCCAGACTGAGACCAAGAAGATATTGGACGTCACAAAGCTCTCGCCTGAAGACCTAGAGGCTTTGGAAGGCATCCTGACCCAGTTGGATGAGGGTGGGGAGTGAGGCCGATCTACGAGACCGCCGCAGACTTGACCAACGAGTATGAGGTCAGGAATTGTTTGGCCGCTCGCTGGGGATCCCGCGCGGAGAAGCTGGAGCCGCTCCACCCCTATGACTGTGCCTTCTACACGAAGCACGGCGTCCTGTGGGGTTATGCTGAGATCAAGTGCCGGAACGCCTCCTACGCGACATACAGGGTCAGCCTTCAGAAGTGGCGGCGGATGCTGGAGTTCTCCCGGCGGACAGGCATCCCGGGCTGTCTGGTGGTCCGGTGGCCGGTGGATGGCGTCATGAAGCTAATGCTGACTTCTGTGCTGCCACGGCCCTACGGTATCGTCACTGGCGGTAGGCAAGACCGTGGCGATCCTTCGGACATTGAGGAAATGGTCGAGATACCGATGGCGGAGTTCCACGAATTAAACCCCGCCGTAAATGTTTCACATGAAACAATTTGACTTTTACCTGTTCGAGGAACGGGCGGCGATCATGGAATATGACGGCGGCCTGTCTCGGACCGAGGCCGAAGACCGAGCTGCTAGGGCTCAGGGCGTCACCCTAAAGTGGGTGCGCGAACACTACGGAGATTTGATGCCAAACTTCACTAAGGATCAACAATGACCCTAGAGGAAATGCAGGCTATTTTTGTTCCGGCCATTCAGAAGTTTGTGAACGCAAGGCAGGGCATGCTCACCCCGGTTGAAGAGGCTAGATCGGTAGTGAGGCTTGATGACATCCTGCACATGCTTTTTATGTCCTGCGCCGGGTTCGACAAAAGGATCAAGCGGAAAGAAGAATCTGACAGGGCTGGGCAGGGATATAATGAATACCTGCTTCAACAAAAAGCTTTAAAGCAACAGGAGCAGAAAGCGCGGGATTTACGCGATGCCGCTATATGGCGGGCATGCAAACAGGGTAAGAGTTACAAAGAAATAGCTGTAGAATTTAGGGTATCTGTAGAAATCGTCAGGCGGGTTAGTTTTAAGGCTGACCGAAAAATTCAACAGTTTATCAAGACCGACAAAATGACAGAATTTGTCCGCGTTGCTCTGGATGGTGCAATGCTCGAATTTGGCGGCAATAACAAATTGACGAGCATAAAGTTCCCGGAAATTCCCTGAAATCATTTGCCGACAAATTAAATCAAAAGCCCCGCTGGTAATTAAACCAACGGGGCTTGAGTTAAACGCTGCAAAGCGTTATTTTAGATTGCTTGGTCGAGTTGGAGCTCACCAGCAAGGCCGTCTAGGTTAGTAGACCGACATAGATACGTTAGCATTTCTCTAATGTCGTCTCAACACATTCGACCTTCCAACACTGCCGCAACAGAGGAAGGTAATCATGAGCAGTATCAAACACATACTTGATAGTCTTATACTTGATAGTCTCAACGAGGTAGAGGCCATCAAGAAAGAAAATGCAGCCCTCAAAGCAGCTCTCGCAGAAATTGCTAAGGCCTTGGGCACGACTCTGCGTGAGCAGCCCGGCAAGAAGTCCCGCAAATCTGCTGATCCAAAGGTGATGCTTCAGCCCGAGAAAGAAGCCCCGAAAAAGAAAGCAACGTCGCGGCCACACTTTAACAACTGCAAGCACTGCAACCGCCGCTTCCGCTGCGGCCCCGGAACTAACCGCCACGGTGACTCCATGTACTGCAGCCAAGCCTGCAACTGCGGAGCCCATTATGCCCGTGGACTCAAAGCCAAAGCCGCTCTCACCGTTCAAAGCGGCGCTCCTAGCGTCAACTAGCGACGACGCGCTTCCTATGGTACGGACTGTCGTCGGGCTGTGGCGCAAGCTATAGCTCGGCGGCAGCCCGCCGTCGTTGCTGCTCCTCCGGCGGCGGGCTGCACCTAGGAGCGAGCATGAATATTCAGGATTTGCACGACATCGACATATCCGGCACCCGCAAGGAAGCCGCCCGTTACAGATGCGAGGGCAGCTTGTACGAGTTCCTACGCCGGGCGTGGAAGTGGGTGGACCCCAGTCCGTTCAGAGACGGCTTGCCCATCGAGGCTGTGGCCGAGCATTTGGAGGCGATCTGTGACGGCGAAATCCGACGCCTGATAGTGAATATCCCACCACGCATGGGAAAGAGCACCATCTGCTCCGTGGGGTTCGTGGGTTGGGTCTGGGCGCAGCGGTTTAAGAGTCCGACATCTGGGCCCGGCGTCCAGTTCCTGACCGCCTCGTATGCCAGCCAATTGTCCGTGCGCGACAGTGTGAAATGTCGACGCCTGATCGACAGTCCTTGGTATCAGGAGCTGTGGGGTGACAGGTTCAAGCTGGCATCAGACCAAAACGTCAAAAGTCGCTTCGACAATGACCACGGCGGCAGTCGCCTCAGCACTTCGGTAGGGTCGGCCCTGACTGGGGAGGGTATGAACATTGGCATCATCGACGACCCTAACGGGGCTCAGGACGCTACCAGCGAAGCGGTAATCGAAAGCACCATCGAGTGGTTCGACAATGCCATGTCCACCCGCCTCAATGACCCCAAGACTGGCGCGTTCGTAATTATCCAGCAGCGTCTGGCCGAGAATGACCTGACCGGACATATCCTTGAAAAGCAGGTGGGAGACTGGACGCATTTGTGCCTGCCCATGAAGTTCGAGCGGGACCGCAGCTTTACCACGGTGATTGGCTGGGAAGACCCCCGCAAGGAAGAAGGCGAGCTGCTCTGGCCCGACAGGTTTGGGGAGACCGAAGTTAGGACGCTAGAGAAGACGCTTGGCCCGTGGGCGGCGGCTGGTCAGCTCCAGCAGCGGCCTGAGCCCAAAGGCGGCGGTGTTATCAAGCGGGACTGGTGGCAGCTCTGGCCTAGCGATAACTATCCCCCGGTGGAATATATCATTGCCTCTCTGGACTCGGCTTACACGACCAAGACCGAAAACGACTATTCCGCCCTGACGGTCTGGGGTATCTTTTCGGGGTCCAATACTGTCGCGGCCACCAAGTACGTCAACCGGGAAAGCGGCCTCATAGACCAGAGCGAGCAGACGGTCCTGTTTGATAAGGCCCTAGAGCAGCGGTTCCAGATCAAGGTTGGCGGGGACGAAAACACCATCCCCAAGGTCATGTGCATGATGGCGTGGGCCGAGCGGCTGGAACTGCACGACCTGATCAAGAAAGTGTCCGAGACCTGCAAGACCTACAAGGTGGACAAGCTGCTCATTGAGAACAAAGGGTCCGGTATTAGCGTGGCTCAGGAGGTCCGCAGGCTTTATAGCCATGAGAGTTTTGCGGTGCAGCTTGTTGATCCCAAGGGGCAAGACAAACTGGCCCGCTTGCATTCGGTTTCCCATTTGTTTGCCGAGGGCATGATCTACGCCCCCGACCGAGACTGGGCGGACAAACTAATCACGCAGGTCAGTCAGTTCCCGCGCGGTAAGCACGATGACCTTGTCGATACGGTCTCGATGGCGATCAGGCATCTGCGTGATGCAGGGTTATTGGTTCGTTCACCTGAGTGGGCGGCGGAAGTAAAGTCCGCGATGACGCACACGGGCAATGACTTGAAGCCGTTATACTAGTGAGCAAGCAGCATTGGTGGTATGTTCGGTTACTCGCATTTAAAGGTAACCCATGCCGCTCACGCCGGGCTTGAGCCCTTCTATACGCCAGCCAGCACCAGAAATTGGTGATGATGAACCTGTAGCTGTTGAGATCATCGAGGGTGGTCCCGACAAGCCCAAGGAAAATGACGACGGCAAGATTCTTGAGATTGAGCATGATGATGGCTCTATCACCATCAGCCTTGATGGCAAGTCTCTCGGTGAAGATGAGGAGCGCGGGCCCACAGATTGGTTTGACAACCTTGTCGAAGACATCGAAGAGGCTGAGCTTGACCGCATTTCCGGCGATCTCACGCGCGGCATCGGGGATGATCTGGAAAGCCGCAAGGACTGGATCGAGGACCGCACCAACGGCCTGAAGCTCATGGGCCTGAAGGTTGAGGTTCCCGGTCTGGGTTCCTCCTCTGACGGTGCACCGGTCGAGGGTATGAGCCGCGTCCGGCATCCGCTTTTGCTTGAAGCGGTGCTGCGGTTCCAAGCCAACGCCCGTGCTGAAATGCTACCGGTCGATGGTCCGGTCAAGATCAGGAACGACGACAACAACGCCTCCCTGCAGGAAGACCAGCTCGCCAATGCTTTGGAGCGCGACCTGAACCACTTCCTGACGGTCACAGCAAGCGAATACTACCCCGACACGGACAGGATGCTGTTAATGTTGGGCTTCGGCGGCACGGCGTTTAAGAAGGTTTACTTCTGCCCGCTACGCAATCGCCCGGTCTCTGAGACCATCGACGCCGACGACTTGATCGTGAACAGCTCGGCCACTGACCTGAAGAACGCCAAGCGCATCACGCACCGTTCTATGCTGCGCCCGTCCACGGTGAAGCGGCTGCAGATACTGGGTGTTTACCGGGATGTGGACCTTTCCACGCCCAATATGCCCAGTCTTGATAGCTTGCAGCGGGAAGAGAAGTCCCAACAGGGCATCCAGCCGGAGAGCAGCAACCCCGAGGACCGGGACCGGGAAATCTACGAGGTTTACTGCGAGCTGGACATCAAGGGCTACGAGCACAAGCTGCGTGGCAAGGAAACCGGTCTCGAAATCCCGTACCGTGTGACCATCGACGTCAGCTCCAAGAAGATTTTGTCCGTTGTCCGCAATTACGACGAGGACGATCAGGAGCTGCCCGAAGCCAAGAGTAACTTCGTCAAGTACACTTACATCCCCGGCCTAGGGTTCTATGACATCGGCCTGCTTCACATTTTGGGGAACACCACCAATGCCGTTACCGCTGCATGGCGCGAATTGCTGGACGCTGGCATGTACGCCAACTTCCCGGGCTTTCTCATGGCGGACACGGGGGCGCGACAAAACACGAATATTTTCCGGGTGCCGCCGGGAGGTGGTGCGCTTGTTAAGACGGGCGGGCTTCCGATAAGTCAGGCCATCATGGCTTTGCCCTATAAGGGCCCGGATCAGGCCCTTATGGCGCTGGTGGAAAACATCAGCCAGACCGGCATGAGAGTTGGCGGAACATCTGAGCAACCCGTGGCCGAGGGTCGGGCGGACGCCCCGGTGGGGACCACTCTGGCTATGATCGAGCAGCAGCAGAAGATTTTGAACTCGGTCCACAAACGCATGCACTCGGCGCAGGCCGAGGAGTTCCGGCTTTTGGTGCAGTGCTTCCGGGATCACCCGGACAGCTTCTGGCAGCGGAACAAGAAGCCCGCAAGGCAGTGGGACGAGCAGACCTTCCTGCAGGCTATTCATAACTACGAGATCACGCCGCAGGCCGACCCCAATACGGCTTCGCACCTGCAGCGCATCATGAAGGTCATGGCCCTGAAGCAGCTTCAGGCCGGTAACCCCACGATGTACGACCCTGTAGCCATCGACACAGCGGCTCTGCAGGCGATTGGGTGGGGCAACCCTCAGCAGTTCCTTGCGCCGCCGCAGGCTAATGCCAGCCCGCCCCCTGAGCTTCTCAAGATGCAGTCGGACACCCAGAACCAGACCAAGATCGCGGACGCTAGGGTCATGGAGGCCCATACGCGGGCCAAGACTGCCGATGCCAAGGCGCAGACCGACGCACAAAGATACCAGACACAGGCGGCTTATGATGGTG